CAATTAGTAAAGTTATTGTTGTACGTCGGCTAAAGTGAACTTATTCATCCGGTCCAAATTATTTGGTAAGGCAAGAGAGGACAACAATCTTGCTCTGCGATATAAACTGACTGTGGTGAATTATTTTCACTCACTTTAATATACCAATGAGGTACATCAAATGTCAAATTCTATACCCATCCAATCAGGAAATTCCTCCCACGCGATTTCAAAAATCGACGAGAAGATTCTCGCTTTACTAGACTCCGCTACATTTTCAACTGATGAGCTTGATAAGCTTGTCAGTATCAAAGAGCGGTTAATGTCCGTCAGCGTAGAAGTATCTCCAGCTACCTTAATTGCAAAAGCTACATGTGACTCAAAAGAAATCACTAGTGCTCAGCAAGCACCTGTCAAGTTGGCTGTTGCAGAAAAATCTGCTTACAACAAACTTTCTGGTGACGAAAAGCAAGCTATAAACACATTAGCACAAGGCCTAGGAATTTCTCCAAAAGCGTATCATGCAATGATGTTAAATGGTGAAATACCAGAACCTGTGAAAACAACCGCTACAAAAGCAGTTGAACGCACAGCTAGTACTCCAGCAAAAGCTGCAAAACCTGTTAATGCAGAAAAATCAGCATATAACAAATTAACTGGTGATGAAAAGCAAGCTATCAACACTAAAGCACAATTATTAGGTATAAAACCTAAAGAGTACTTTGAGTTGATGTCTGCTGGAAATTTACCAGAGAAAGTTGAAATAGTCAAAGATGTTGTTACACCTATTGTGACTCATCAAAAATCTGCATGGAATTTACTCAGCGGAGACATCAAAACTTACTTTCACGACTTAGCTGCTCAACGCAAATCAGAACTCAAAGGTAAAGATTACTTTAACTCATTAAGTGAAGAAGAACGTAAAAGTGCTATTGAATCTTTTGGAGTAGATAATACTCCTCAAGTAGAAGTGAAAGTTTTACCTCCTTCAAAAGAAGAAGTTAAGGTTGAAGTTGCACAAGTTGAAGAAACTATTAGCAACATAGTCGAAGTAACTACAGAAGTAGAAACTGAAGACAAAGAAGTAGTAGTTGAGGACGATGGTACTGTTACAGTTGTAGCAGAAACGATAGAAACTCAAGAAACTAAACTTGATGCTAATGGTAAAACGAAACGCGCTAATAAAGCTATTCGTCAACGTGAAAACAAGCAAGCTAAAAAGCAAGGAATCTCTTTAGAAGAGTTACGTGCTAAAAAGTTGCTTGATGGTGTTAACCAACAACATAAATACTCTCGTAAAGAAAGTAAAAATACATTGGATGAATTAACAAAGTTGATGAATAAAGTCAACTTAGCTAACATCTTCACCCCTGAGTATATTAATATTACCCGATGGGATAGTGATGAATATAAAGCTATGTATGACGAAAACCCCAAAGCTTGGGATCTAGCTAACGCGTCCGTACAAGGATTAGTGAATGGCGAAAGCGGTGAAAAACGCTTAGATACTTTTAATTTCGAAAATGGAACAGCAATGTCCAAAGAAGAAATTCTAAATAAAGTAATGTCAGTAATCACCGATCCAAACATGATGGATGTAGAAGAAAAGTTTCGCGCAAAAGTTGGTAAATACCAAGCATTGCCTTACTACCAATGGGCTGACAAAATCAACGCATTATGGAAACCAGTGAACTGGACCCCAAACATGGAGATTTTAGCTAAATCCAAACTATGGTTAACAAATTTATTGTTTGACTTAATAGTTGAGAACTTTGATAGTGACGTTATAAATCCATTGTCAGTAAATGACGCATTGGACAAAGTAACTAAAGGACGTAACTCAGGTTTCCCTTTCTTTACGAGCAAATGGTTTGAAAATGAAGACATGGTGTCTTATTACAAAAACCAAGCAGAAGACATGATAAATGGCGCAAAATTAAATGACCCACGTATACTCTACAAACGAGTTGCGAATAACGGAGAAACATCAAAAATGCGCGCCGTAATTTGTCCACCAAAATCTGAAGCTATTGCAGCTAAATGTTTTACAGATAGTTACGTTAAAATCTTCAAAACACACAAACAATTTTGTGGTTTTAATGGTGGAGAAAATATACATCAAACAGCTTATAAACTATTAGATGGTTACAAAACATTTATATCTTCTGACTTCTCTGCTTTTGATGCTTCTTGCCAAAAGATAATGATTGAAGTATTTGATATACTAAAATCACTTGCACCAGTTGAATACCAAGAGTATTTTGAAAACACCTTGGCTTACTACCAACACTCACACTTAATCACACCACTTGGTATATTATCAAGTGACAATATAAATGGTTTAAATAGTGGAGATGGTTGGACCTCAATTCTTGGAACATTATGTAACGCGTTAGCGAATAAATACACAATGCTTTCAATGGATTTAGAGGGTGAAGTTTTATCTTTTGGAGATGATTGTGTAATTGCAACTAATGAGTTGTTTAACACAAAAGCATACTCTCATTACATGAATGATCTTGGTATGGAATGTAACCCTGAAAAGCAAGAAATTTCCAGCGGCGATAACGCACGCTTTTCTTTCTTAGGCTACTACTATTTCAAACAAGATTTAGAAGTAGGAGAAGAAAATTCTCACATGTTACCAACATTCCCTATCATGCGTGCATTATCTTCCTTAATTTACCGTGAAAAATTTGCAAAACTCGAAGAGTTAGCTAATAATGTAGGTTTAACAAAAGAAGAAATGGAAGAACTAGAAAAATGTAATAAACGAGGCATTGATATGCTAGGTCACTTACAAAAACTAGAAAATTTACGCAACCATCCTGACTACGTTGCTTTTTGTAACTTATTCAGAAACTTAGAGCCTAATAAAATGAATACAGATTTAATTGTACCATTTCAAAAAGTCATGGATGGTTTCGTTCACTTACGCATTGTTCGTGGACGTGGAATTGAAACATTAGCTACATTGCGTTTATTATATGCCTTTGAAGATAAAGATCTTCAACATTCCATGTTGGAATTAAAAGACACATTCAACGAACATTACAATGGTAGCTTTAAACAACAAATAGATGATTTAGGAGGAAGCGAAATGCAAGAAACAATTGCTTAAATCTAATCAATCAGATCCAATCTGTTAAACAGGTTGTATCAGAATCATCAT